TGCTGCGCAGTGGAATACAACCAAGGGTGGCGAGTATTTTGCGATTGGTGTGGGTGGCGCATTGGCTGGACGGGGTGCGCATTTGATTATTGCAGACGATCCGCTGTCTGAGCAGGACATTAAGGCAGGAAATACAGCTTCGCTTGACTCAACATACGAGTGGTTCAGTGCGGGTTTGCGTACTCGTCTCATGCCAGAGGGAAAAATCTGCGTTTTGCACACGCGGTGGCACCAAAGGGACTTGATTGGCAGGCTAATTAAGGATTCCGCCATGAATGAGGGCGGTGACAGCTACGAAACGTTTGAATTTCCTGCAATTCTTAACGAAAACACCGAAGAAGAGAAGTCAATCTGGCCTGAACAGTGGTCTTTAGAGGCACTTCAGCAAACTCGGGCGTCAATGCACCACATTATGTGGCAGTGGTACGCGCAATACCAGCAAAACCCAACAGCAGCCGAGGCTGCCATCATAAAACGGGAGTGGATACGCTGGTGGGAGAAGGACGATCCGCCAAGAATTAATTTTATTGTGCAGTCATTTGATACGGCGCTTACTACCAAACAACGATCCGACTTTTCTGTGTGCCATACGTGGGGTACGTGGACAAATGAGGACGACGGGACGGAGAACGTGATCCTGCTGAACAAAGTTAAGGGTAAGTACGAGTTCCCGGAACTAAAAGCTATGGCGCACGAGCAGTTTAAGATATGGGAACCGGATAGCGTGATTGTTGAAGCTAAGGCTAGCGGTCAACCGCTGATTGACGAGATGCGTAGATCCGGTATATTTGTGCAGGACTTCAGCCCGGGTAGGGGTCAGGACAAAATCGCTCGGCTTAATGCCGTGGCAGACATGTTTGCGTCAGGTCACGTTTGGTTTCCAGAAAACGCATGGGCAGCGGCTACTGTAGAAGAGATACTGGCCTTCCCTGCTGGCGAGCACGACGACGAGGTTGACACAATGACACTTGCCTTGATGCGGATTCGCAAGGGTGGACTATTGCGCTTGAGCAGTGACCACGAGGATAATGACCCACACTACGTCTCACGTCGGCAGGCGTACTACTAATTTACATCAAGGACTGAATAATGGCTACTAATATGTTCCCCTCATTGTCGCAAGCTCCACTGGGCTTGGACGCACTGGCCCCCGAAGAGGAAGGTCCCGGCATTGAGATTGAGATTGAGAACCCAGACGGTGTTCGTATAAATTTAGATGGCACTGAGATTGACCTGATGCCCGAGGAGGACATTGAGACTTTTGACGATAACCTTGCTGAAGAGATGGACAAAGGTGCGCTACAAACGGTAGCTAGCGACATTATTGAGATGGTTGATGCGGACATTGCCAGTCGCAAAGAGTGGGTAGAGATGTATGTTAAAGGTCTTGATGTATTGGGGATGAAGTATGAAGAAAGGACAGAGCCTTGGCTCGGCGCTTGCGGAGTTTTCTCGACTGTACTCACAGAGGCCGCTGTTCGCTTCCAGTCTGAAACTATCATTGAAACGTTCCCTGCTCAGGGTCCAGTCAAAACGGAAATCGTCGGTGCCATTGACCGTCTTAAAGAGGAGGCGGCGGAGCGCGTAAGAGATGACATGAACTACCAGCTCACCGAGGTGATGACTGAGTACCGCCCTGAGCATGAGCGCATGTTGTACAACTTAGGGTTAGCTGGCGCGGCGTTTAAGAAAGTTTATTTTGACCCGTCGCTTGATCGTCAAGTGGCGATGTTTATCCCTGCTGAAGACATCATCATTCCCTATGGGGCATCAAGCGCGGCTACAGCGGAACGACTCACGCACGTAATGCGTAAAACAAAAAATGAGATGAAGAAACTGCAGGTTGCAGGCTTCTATGTTGATGAAGATTTAGGTGAGCCGGTCACCATCCACACCGATGTGGAGAAGAAGAAAGCCGAAGACCAAGGGTATTCACTGACGGACGATGATCGCTATCAGATTCTTGAAGTGCACATTGACTACGACCTACCCGGTTATGAAGATGAAGATGGGATCGCACTGCCATATATTATTACGATCGAGCGCGGTACAAATACAGTTTTGGCTATTCGCCGCAACTGGGAAGAAGATGATGACCATAAACTTAAGCGCCAGCACTTTGTTCAATATACATATGTACCCGGATTTGGCGCGTATGGTCTAGGTTTAATCCATCTGATTGGTGGTTATGCCCGTGCAGGTACATCAATTATTCGTCAATTAGTTGACGCAGGTACGCTATCTAACCTGCCCGGCGGCCTGAAAACACGTGGTTTGCGCATCAAAGGCGACGATACACCGATCTCCCCCGGCGAGTTTAGGGACGTGGATGTGCCTTCCGGATCAGTCCGGGATAACATTATGACGCTGCCATACAAAGAACCATCACAGGTTTTGGCAGGTTTGTTAGATCGTATCACTGAAGAAGGGCGTCGTCTTGGCTCTATTGCTGATATGAACATCAGCGACATGAGCGCGAATGCTCCGGTGGGTACCACGCTTGCGTTACTTGAGCGCCAGCTCAAAACAATGTCTGCTGTCCAAGCCCGAGTGCACTACAGCATGAAGCAAGAGTTCCGGTTATTGCGGGACATTATTCGTGACCACACTCCCCCAGAGTACAGCTTTGATCCAGTAGAAGGTGACCGTCAAGCTAAGCAAGCTGACTACGACATGGTGTCGGTGATTCCTGTCAGTGACCCTAACAGCGCAACGATGGCTCAGCGCATCATGCAGTATCAAGCTGTTATCCAGCTGGCTCAAGGCGCTCCACAGATTTATAACTTACCCCAGTTGCACCGCCAGATGATTGAGGTGCTGGGTATTAAGAACGCAGATAAGTTAGTACCCGTAGAGGACGACCAGACACCGCGTGATCCTGTGTCTGAGAATATGTCGTTCTTGACAGGCAAACCAACCAAAGCATTTATATATCAGGACCACGACGCTCACATTGCTGTTCACACCAGCATGATGCAGGACCCGATGGTGATGGGCCAGATTGGGCAAAACCCTATGGCGCAGCAGATTCAAGGCGCGATCATGGCGCACGTTGCTGAGCACTTAGCGTTTCAATACCGTCAGAAAATCCAAGAACAGCTTGGCGCAACACTGCCCGCACCTGATGCTAAGATGGATGAAAACGCTGAAGTACAAGTATCTAAACTGGTTGCACAGGCCGCAACACAACTCCTGCAAATGGATAAAGCCAAGGCCGCTCAGCAGCAAGCGCAACAACAAGCGCAAGATCCGATTGTTCAGATGCAACAAGCCGAACTTCAGATTAAGAAACAAGAAGCTGACACTAAAGCTAAGAAAGCTGAAGGTGATCTGCTCCTCAAACAAGCTGAGCTGGAGCTCAAAGCGCAAGCCCAAGGTAGCCAGAATCCTGACCCAGTCATGTTGGCTGAGCAACATCGCATGGAGATGCAGATGCAAATGGACCGTCATGCACAGGAGATGGCAGCCGCTCAGCAGCAACAACAGGCAGCGATGGCTCAACAACAGCAAGCAATGGTTCAAGCCAACCAAGCACATCAACAAAAGATGGCCCACGGTGGGCAAGTGCATGGTCAAGGATTAGCACATAAGGATAATGCGCATTTTCAGAAGATGCGTCACGCTGCGATGGCTGTAGAACGACTAAACGATAACCCAATCAAAAAGGATGAGTGATGACTAATTTGTTTGATGTGTTGAATAAAAAGCTTGATGAGCACGTCAAGCAATTAGTTGAAGTTGTTGGTGGTGGTGGAGCTAAATCCCACGATCACTATCGAGAACTGTGCGGAACTATCCGAGGTCTGCAAACCGCACAGATGGAACTTGCTGACCTTGTGCGAAAAACTAAGGATTATGACGATGACTGATTTTGATGTGAAAGCCGTAGATCTTTCCGGATTGCTAAATACATCCGCGGAAGACAAGGCCAAGCAGGTGCCGGACCCGGCTACATACCATATCTTGTGTATGTTGCCCAAAGCCGAAGAGGAGTTTAGTGAAACAGGGATTTTAAAATCCGCCACAGCTATGTATCACGAGGAGCTTTTATCCCCCGTGCTATTTGTTGCCAAGATTGGCCCTGATGCGTTTGCAGATAAAGCCCGATTCCCTTCTGGCCCAAGCTGCAAAGTAGGTGACTTTGTGTTAGTACGTCCTAACACTGGAACCCGCATGAAGATTCATGGCACCGAATGGCGCCTGATTAATGATGATTCCGTCCAGGCGGTTGTGCAAGACCCTCGTGGTATCCAACGTCCAACATAAGGAGTAGATCATGGCAGAAGTTGAAAAAACAGAATTTGAATTTCCCGATGAGGTGGAAGTTAACGCCCGCAAAGGCGGCAGAGTAGTGGAGCCGGAAACGGAAATAGAAGTCATAGACGATACGCCACCAGAAGACCGTGGCCGTACCCCTATGGCCGAACCCCCAAAAGAATTTGCCGAAGATGAGCTGACCAAATATGACGAAGGCGTCCAGAAGCGAATCAAGCATTT